ATGATAATACGTCGATATAGTTTTACTCATAGGCTTAGTATTCTCCATTGGAAATATTGTTGCGATAGCTTCAGCACATGCACGAGCAACTTCCATATGCTCCTTCTGTGTACCATTACCAGATCGTAATTCAATATAATGAATCCAGCTTCGAATCGTGCCATTCATCAATAGACGACTTGACATTAATCCTTCTGGAAGAACAGCTCTTGCTTGTTCCTTTGCAACGCCATTATCAATGGCCCATTTGTATGCTTCTTTCGAAGCCTTTATAACTTTGTTTTGTTGTGCAGACCATAACATCTGCAATTTAGTATCATCAGTATCTATACTATTCTGACGATTAGTTTTATCCTGCAGCCTTGCTTCTCGTATGACGAACTCTAAATCCTTTGTAGGATCTGCATATCGTTGACTGAATTCTTGGAATGAGAATGATCTATGTCGTAAGATCTGACGTGCAATGTCTCTTGTAGTTTCTATTTCAATGCAAGCTGAAGCCATTTCGAACGGTGACCAATGCTGATGTTTCTTCAGATAGGCAAGTAGCTTATCGGCCTTATCCATATTCATTTGGCCAGAAGGATTAGATACTTTTGCACAGTATGCAATCAAATCACTTACATCATTTAGACCAGTAAAGTTTTCAGTAGCTTTGGAATAACTAACGAGTTTTACCTTCATTGTATTTTAAATCCTTTAAATTTTTCAGAAGCTACTCTTTCACCTGATTTAGTTGCATCAAATGCCGGAGTATCTTGTACTAAGTTTTGCTGATTCTCATCAGCGTCTGCTAATCTCATCTTAGATTTATCTATGTTAAGAACAAATCTTTTATATGTTGATATATCATTATATCTATTCTTTAATTTTTTTACCATGATCTGACCCATCTTTTCAAGCTCTTCAGATGATACTAGCGCAAACATTAGATCGGCGGTTGCGGGTAATCCAAAAGACTCGGATGTGTCTTCAAGCCCAGGGTCTGAACTAGAAAAGCCTGAACGAGTCGTCTGCGTTGCAGAGATGACCGGTAGGTTGAACTCGACTGCAAGACCGCGTAGTTCTTCAGCGATTGCTTTAATGTAAGTGTATGAATTGATAGATCCTCCCATTGTTTTCATTCTAGCAGAACTACATATATTGAGATAATCAACAAATATAACGTCTGGTTCAAAGTCACGTTTTAACTTAAGCTCATTGAGTAATGCACGAAAGTGATTAACGTTGGCTGCACCAGTCGGATATTCTTTTACGATTAGTTTGCCACATGTTTTCTTTGTAAGACTATTTACTTTTTCAGTAAACATATTCTTAGATAGATTTTCAAGTTGATCAATTGGTGTATTCAATAAGTTAGCATCAATACGTTCTGCAATCTTTTCTTCGCTCATCTCCATTGTAATATAGAGAACATTCTTACCTTGAGTCAGATGACTACCAGCAACATGACACATAAACAATGATTTACCTACGCCTGTACCAGCAAGAGCAATGTTCAATGTTTTCTTAGGCAGCCCACCTTTTGTAATTTTGTTTAGATATTCTAGATCAAATGGTATTTTATCTTCTACTGTGTGATAGAAGTCATATCGTTTTTCAACATCTTCGATATAGTCATGACCTACGTTCGTATCAAATGTAACACCAAGCGCTTTAGTCAAGATATCAGGCAATGCATTCTTTGTTAGAGTCTGATGTTTTCCATCGATAATAGTAATAGACTGCATAACAGCATTATATAGCGCACGATCCTGACACCATTTTTCGGTTGTATCATACAGCCATTGTTGATCCACTTTCTCAGTTCTGAATATTTCTGGTAGTATTTCGATAGCATGTCTATATTGTTCCTCGTTAAAATCGCCGTCATCGATTTCTATTTTAAATGATTCAAGAGTAGGAAGTCTATTGTACTTGCCAACAAACTTGCCAACTTCTTGAAAGAGTGATTTGTATACACCTTCAAAGTAATCCACTTGTAAAAATGGTAACACCTTGCGCATATAGCTTTCGTCAACCAGTAAGTTACGAAGTATGGTTTGTTCTAGTGTAATGTTCATAATACTATTGTATCACTTTTTTATTAGATTGTAAACTCTCATTTGCTAAAACAGCAGATAAAATATCAGCAACTTCTTCCTGAAAAACAGGATCATCACGCGATACATCATCGTTTGGTGCTTCAATAATATGCATAGACCAGTTAATAGTGCCAGTCTTTATGTCAGGTGCAAGAACACCAAACTGTATAACTGTCTCTACAAAATCGCCTTTCAATATCCTTACATTCCAACGATCATCTACGATACATGGGACTAGTTCATAGTCTACGTTTTCCTTCATTCGATGTCCAGTTCTACTAGAGCTTTATGTCCAATTGTATATTGCTTCTTAATAAACTCTTTGAAGTCTGTATTATCAAATATAGGCTGCCAGAACTCATTTGTCAATGTATCTTTCTCACGAACTTTAGACTCTTCACCAGCACGTTGATACCAACCAGCATTTGGTTTGACTACGTATCCACCGGCCATTGCAACTTCTAATAAGCCACTATTCTTTTCTACGCCACCTTCCCATGTTACAGTAATAGGGATTTTAGACTTCTCTTTTACATAACGTGACTTTTCAATATTGATAACAAAATCATAACCAGTTACTTCTGTACCTGTTTTCTTTTGTCTACGACCAAGGATCCATATATTATCTGCACTATAGTAAATGCCAGTACCACCTGAAACAATCGCCTTTGGAAACAATCCAATCTCTTGATAGGTATGGTTAACAGCAAGTAATGGAACATTCTTCATATTCAAATATGGTGTTGCCATACGAAACAAACCTTTGAGTGCTTTTGCACGAGACATATCAGCTACTGATTTCTCGTTCATTGTATCTTCCATCTCTTTTTTAGATGCAAGGTTACCAATAGAATCGATTACAACAATAACATTATCTTTACGATCCATACCTTCGAGTTGACCAATCAGATCAAACTTGAGTTCTTCTACATTTGTAATAGGTGTATGCAGCACTCTTGACGTATCAATATCGAACTGATCAAAGTATGCTTGAGGTGAACCAAACTCAGAATCATAAAATAGCATTACAGCATCTTTATGTTTCTTGAGATATGCACCTGCCATCATTAAAGCAAACATTGTTTTGAAGTGTTTGCTGGGCCCGGCAAGTACAATGAGACCTGATGATAGACCCCCATCGACTGAACCAGATAATGCCACGTTTACCATTGGCACATCGGTTGGTGTTTGATCTTTTTCGTTAAAGAACTTAGACTCTGATAATACCTCGGTATGTTTGAGCTTTGAGTTCTGCTTTAGTTTGTCCATTATTGACATACATTTCTCCTTTTGTTACATTCATTATATCACGATAGTTTATAAATGTAAACACTTAATTTATTTTATAAAAAGATTTGTACCAATCGATAAACTCTTTCACTCCTTCAACTACACTGGTTTTTGGATCGTATCCAGTACGATTTACAAGTTTAGATATATCAGCCCACGTTTCTTTTGAATCAGCTGGATGCATAGGTAAGAAGTTCTTTTCAGCTGATCTACCTAGATTTTCTTCAATCTCAGTTATGAACTCCATTAGGCCGACTTGTTTACCATAGCCTATATTGTATATCTCATCGCCTTCAGGTATCTCTTCTAGTAGACCAAAGATGCCTTGTACGATATCATCAACATACGTAAAGTCTCTCTTCATATCACCATAGTTATATATGTCTATTGCTTCTTTTTTTACGATCTTATTTGCAAAGGTAAACAGTGCCATATCAGGTCTACCCCATGGTCCATAGACCGTAAAGAATCTCAGTCCAACTGTATTCTTTATCTTAGATATCTTAAACTGATGTTCATTAGATTGTTTAGTGTAAGCATAGGGTGATAACATGTCACCAAGTCGCTCCTGCTCATTCCAGGGCCATATGTTGTTGTTAGCCATGACTGAACTGGTAGATGCATATAAAACTTTTTCTACTCCATACTTTTCACATACGTTAATAAGGTTTTGAGTTCCATATATGTTATTATTAATATACAGATTAGGGTTCTCAAGTGAGTTACGAATACCAGCATATGCAGCAAGGTGAATCACTACATCAGGTTTTTCTTTACTGAATGTATGATCTAAATCACTATTACTTAATACATTGCCATAGTATGATCTGACTTTATATTCATCTTTTAAAATACGATTACGTGCAGTCTTAAGTGCTACGTCATAATAATGATTCATATTATCAATACCGGTTACGTCATGACCAAGTTCAGATAATTTCTTTGCAAGAGTGAATCCAATAAATCCATTGATTCCTGTTATATAATACTTCATTCGTATTCTACTTTCTGTTCTATTTCACGTGCATCCTTATCATAGTCAGCACGATATTCGTTGTTTACTTCTATTACTTTATCTAATATAGAGAATGTCTTTGCATACATAGAGAATGCAGATGTATCTTTTGGAAAGCAAGCTCCACCATATCCACGTTTACCGTCATACCCAGGCACCCGTGTGTGGGAGTGACCTATACGATCATCATTGCCAATAGCATTTACGATTGTATTCCAGTTCTGATCTGCGCTTTCTACAATGTCATAGAACTGATTGAACCATGCAACCTTTGATGCAAGGTAAGCATTGATACCATACTTTATAAAGCTGGCTTCTTCAGGTGTGCAATGAACAGTCGGACATGGAGTGCATATTGTATAGTCATGATAGAACTTTTCTAATGCTTTCGTAGCCGCTTCATCGCCACCGAAGATATGCATAGACGGATTGATAAAGTCTTCGTTTGCATTCTTTTCTGTTAGAAACTCAGGATTGTAGATAATATGATTACCGCGAAAACCAGATGTAAGTTTCTTAATATCTTTTGGTACAATAGTAGATTTGATGACAAGATAGCCAGTAGTTGTTTGTTTAAGGAAGTTCATAACTTCATATACAATGCTGCAATCTATTTTGCCTTTATCACCCATCGGTGTAGGCACGCTAACAAATGTAAACTGTGGATCAAAATTATTGAGTGCTTTTACAGTGTTATTATATAAAGGATCAATAATAAGTTTTTCTACTTTTGGATGTTGTATGCTATAATCAACAGCCTTTCCAACAAAGCCATGACCTACTATAGCTACTCTCATATGAACTCCCACTGTACGCCGCTCTCACGGAACATTTCTTTTGCCTTATTCCAAGACTCTTCCCATCGCAAGCGAGCTGGATCATTTAATTCTTTTTTTGGCATTACAACACGTTTGATACCAACCTGAATCACACCCTTTGCACAATCGCTGCAACAAGGTAATCCATGAATATACAACGTAGAACCCTTGAGTGTTACTCCATTGGCACTCGCATTATATATAACATTCATCTCAGCATGGACAACTCTGGCAAGTTTCTTTTCACGATCCTTGAGTCTCTCGGTGGAGTCAATTACTCCACGTGGAAATCCGTTATATCCCTGTGATAAGACTTGGCCATTTTTGCCTATTGCAATAGATCCAATCTTAGTAGATGGATCTTTTGACCATGTACTAATATGTTTGGCGAGATCTAAATATCTTAGATCCCACTTTTGGCTTATGCCGCTAACATTTCTACCCATTTTTCTGATGATCCTAATTGACCTTGTTGATCTTTAATCGGATCAAATAATCTATTTAAACTATTAACACTTTTAGGTGCACACTTCCAAATCGCGTTTCGACTGAGATGAGGATACATAGGAGCAAAGATTGTTGCCAAATAGTTTGTATCATAATATTCTCTGAGATTATCGAACACATGACGAGTGGCTGCATCCATTTCGTTTTTATAATCTTTTATAGAAGCAAACGTACCCCAATGACCAACGATCTGATATCCACGAGCTTCAAGTAATGAACCAAAGCCTTTGTATGTCATTTCATTGACATGATTCTTTGCAGCACCAGTCTTCTCGTCATAACATGGTGTAGAGAAATAACAGAACCCAGATGGTTTTACGACTTCAGCAATCTTATCTAGAATGCCTATCGCCTTTTCAGGTTCAACATGTTCTAATACTTCAAGACAAACACTTGTATTAAAGCTATCTGTCGGTATATCCATTGTTGTAAAGTCTGTTTCTGTAACTAGTTCAGGCTTAAACTTAGTATTCGCAAACATATCAGGCAATTCCATCTTATTCCATTCGATACCTAGATATCTTCGTGGAGCCATTCTGCCTGTCATCAGTGTTCTGGCCAATGGCATATCTTTACCA